TTCAATCAAACTGACGGCGATGTTGCATGGTTCCATATCAATGGCCAAACAGCTGCTACAGCTGTATCCATTGATACAGAAGTCGCCGTAGAGACTTCGGCCTGCACCCTTTCATCCACAGGCTTCTCCCTCGGGACGAATGCTGTTGTAAATGAAAATGCAAAAACGTATGTGTATTTTGCTTGCTAATGTCAAGTAAAAAACAACCCCAGGGTAATTGAGCCCTGGGGTTTTTCTATGCCCATTTATCCTAACATGACTCTACCCAAAAGCACTTATACAAACTGGAAGATAAGCCCCCGTTTCTTCAACAGCCTCCATTATTGTAAATGCAAATGGAAACCGAAAAGGGCTAATACTAACAAACGTGGGGGCAGGAGCAAACTTCTGCGCCTATGGTTTTAGTCCAACAACCACAAATTACACGTTCCAACTACTAGCATCAACCGGAAACGATGTTTGGCAAATGAAGGATGTTATATTTACAGGCCCGATTTGGGCTATTAGGGCTTCTGGAACAGGTAGTATTGCAGTGTGTGAACTTCTCTAGGCGGGTTTTCTAGCGGTAAGTTTTTTAACATAGGGGGCTACTTCTTGATATGCTTTAATAGTCATTTCCCAAAGGTAGTCTGGTAAATAAAACGATCGGGGGATACCGCCACTACCCATCCGACCATTCAGAAATTCAACCAAACTCAAAAAAACAGCAAGATGCTTAACTTTAATAGGTATCTCTAAATTCTTATTCTTTTTAAATCTATTCTTAGCTTTTAAACCCATTAACATCTCCATAAACTAACACATGTAGCAGCAACAAGAAGCAGTATCCACCACAGACTATGCCGGGGCCTATCAATGTCCCCATTAGCTGGATTTCTCTTCGCAAGAGCCCTAACAACATCTTCACTTCTAAAATCTATTCCATTAACTGTTCTAGGTCTTGGTGTAATAATCAAGAATTTCCAATCAGCTTACCAGCCACAGACAGCATTGCAAGAGCATCTGCATTCTTGAGAGTTACTTTAACTCCCGGGTAACGCTTTTGCATTCGATCTTTAATGGCTGCTTTGCGTTCCTTTTTGTCCTTAGGGAGGTCCCCAAACACCTTCATCCAACGTTGTGGGGACACCTCAATGAAAGGAATGTTCTTAGCTAATAATGCCATCTGCCAGGTTGTGTAATTGGCTGAGAATGACCAAACACTAACCACCCCCTGTCCTGGCATTGCATGAACTTTCTCGAGTATTGCGATTATTTCAGAGTACCCCATGGTTTTGAGGTCATCTGCAATGTCCAGGAATTCTATTTGTGATTCTGGGCAGTCGTATGTTAATACTGCACCACTGGGCAGCATTGCAACAGCTGCACCGCCCTTTCCAGGATCTATTGCAATAACTAGTGGATTGTTCATCGGCTGTTCCTTTCAGCTACAACATGGTTGTGTTTTGACCAGTCATAATCCTCAAAATAGTCAGCACATAATTCTTCTCTGATAATTTGGTTTGTGTAATCTTGGTCATAGACAACCTTTTTAAACAGCTTGCAAAAGGGGCAAGCATAGAGCGCTGTTGGGCATTCTGTCATCGTTGACAGACCCACAGACTGCCAACTATGGTCACACCCACTATTTATCATAATTCAGTTTTCCCTAAGAAAGCTTCTGGTTTAGTAAGGTCAGTTCCTGCAAGTAGCTTATCAACATCTGCCCCTGATGAGACAACTGGAGGAGGTGCATCGGCATTAGCCATCAGTTTCGTACTGAGAATTGCACTATCCGGAGGTGGCAAGGGCTCCCATCGTTTAGGTAATGCCTCAAATACCTTACCAGCAGTGTCAATAGGAACACGGGTTGTCGGATCAACCCCGTGTCTGCGTCCAATCATTTCCCAAGCAGCAGCGGAATATTGGTATTTACCCAGATATTCTAAATCTGAGAGTCCTAGCTCAAATTGCATATACTGTTGTTTTGGCGCCTCTGCAGCAGCCTTCACAGTTTCCTTTGGTTTAGCAACTGGTTTTTCCTTTTTCATTCTTCCTCCTTTGTTTTGTATGTTAAGGTGTAGCCTATGGGGAGTTCCCCCATTTGACTGGTAACACCATTTTCTGACATCAGAATATGTGCACTATCTGCTCCAAATCCATAGGCATCAAGTAGAACCTCTTGTAGCCCTAATATATGGTTTCCGTCACCTATTGCCCCCAGCATATTCCATATCATTTGCTTGGCCCTTGGGTGGTGAGACATATCTAGGAATGCCCCATAGAAGGTGTCCCACGTTTTTTTATTCTTGAGATTATCTTCAAAGAATTCATCGATGCTATAGCTCATTATTTCCCCCTCGTGGTCTTTTTTGGTTTAGTAAGTTTTGTATGTCCAAATATGTTCTCTGTTAGCTGTTGGTATCTAGTAATTAGCGTTTCAATCCCTATAAAATCTATATGGTTAATACTAACTTTCCACGGATCAGCTACATGTTTGTCCCAGAATATAATTCCATAATGGTGCTTACCTAAAAAATCATCGTGGTAGAAGGCCGGACCCCACTCGCCTGTTAGTGGATGTTGTGCAATTTTATAGAAGCTGCTCATTTAGGTCCTTTCAAGGCTATTAGGCCTGAAACTACCCACGACACTACTACAGACACTGCCCAAAATAAAAACAAAGGCCAAAAACACGTTTTTTCTAAACATTCTGTGCATTCCATTTTAATCCTTCTTTTAGGGCCTTCATGTAGTATGTTGAAATTTTAATCATGGTCTCCCCACTATTTCACGTCCTTGCACTACACACCGTCCGTTTTGGATACGTATGATATCCACTTGGTACTCACCACTTGGCCAAACGTACACGATTGCAAACCCGTGGTTCCAATTCTGAGGTTTATTTCGTAAGTAATCGGGGTTAAGGTCGCAGAGACAGCCCGCACACCACGCCATATGACTGACGGACTGGGGTGTAATCTTAGAAGCAACTTCAATGTTGTGCAAATGTCCGTACAAAATTGAAGTGCCCATTTCAGTGAGATGTTTTTTAGCATGGTTGGCTCCAGAATAGATTCCATGTGTTACCCACAACTTACCCAATTTCATGAAATCATTATACTTATATACGTTATATCCTCGCGCTGTTAGGTGCAACCGGCACTCTAGTGAAAACGATGGTGTCCGTGTGTTCGGAGACTCCTTTATAAAATCAAGCAACCATTGCTCATGATTACCCAATTCATAACGTTTACGTTTACCCTTCATTAGCTTATCAACAGTGCTCAAGAACGTCTCAGCGGCTTCATACTCTTTTTGGGATGCTTCGTAATACTGGGAATCTGTCCAGTAGCACTTTGGGGGTGAAAACCTATCGTGTCTACTGAATGTTCCGAAATCGATAATATCACCATTTAGAGTAATACCATCTGGCTTTATCAATTTGAGAGTTTGATAAACACAACTCAAAGCCTCTTTGTTTTGCTTTGGTAAATGTATATCACTTACCACTACTTCAATCCATGGTTTTTTATTAGACATGCTTACCCTTTCTAACACAAATCCTTGCAATAGTCAAGTAAATTATATTAAAATGGTAAATCCTGCATTACTTCCGGTTCATCCTGCATTACGTCCATTTTATATAGTAGTTTTAGGTAGCCAGCAATATCCGTAAAATTATCTGTATAGCTGGGGTTTGATTGCATACGTGCCATTTTAAGTGCAATCAAAAGTTTGGGAACATCTTCCTTTTTCAAGGAAATACCCGTCCATGCTTTAAATATATTAATAGCTATTTCACAGTTGTTATTAAAGTTTCCGTGGGTTGAAAACCTATCGGTTTCGGTAATGCGGTCGGCGACTTGCAAGAAGCTTTCTTCAGACATGGTTTTCTCCTGTTAAGGTTAGACAGCAAATCCAAACAATTCTTAACTAAATGATCGAAGTAATAGGTGTAGGCTTCCTCAGCTTCTTCACAATAGATCACCCCCACTCGTCGCATTACTTCAAACACTTGGTGCATTAATTCATGTGTGAGTACTGCAATGTCAGCGGCTGTACTTTTATAGCGCTTTAGATACACAACGGGGACAGGTCCATTGCCCCCGTTGTTTGACATTAGGAAACGACCCAATGTGGACTCTCCGTCGGTTTCCTCCGCATGGAACTTCTTGTTGAACCATCTGTTGAATTCTCCCTCCGAGCAATTCACAACAAGAAACCCATGGTATCCGTACATTCCATCTTTTAGTCTTAAGACTTGCATTTATTCTCCAAAAGAGGTTAGAATCTTCGGTTCTACAACCAGGGGTACCCGCAACTGCGCAATATTTTCCATAGTATTGCGCAAAGCATCCATCGCTGACGGAGCGTCTTGTTCTTTGACTTGAACATAAATCGCATCGTGTACTTGATTAACAATATTGTAGCCCTGATCCGCGAGCGCCAACATGGCTCGCTTACAGAAAGATGCCCCCATGGACTGAATTGGTAAGTTGAATCCTGCTTTGATTGCATGGTTACGCTCCCCTTTTAACTCACTGTCAATTCCACGTAGCCGCCGGAGTCTTCCAAACGGTGATATTGACATCTTGTACCTTAGCATGAACTCCATTTGTTTGTCAACATATTTCTTTAAACCTACATACTTTCCAAACAACTTTTGCACTATTTCATCAGCTTTAGTTAAGGCTGCCTTGCGTTTAGCCTTCATTTTGGGACTACATGCAACACAGGTACATTTTTGTTCTCTGGTCAGACAATCAGGAATACCTTGGAAGAATCCTAGTATTTCTGCAACTCTCCAGGCAGAGGCATTATAGATGATTGCAAAGTTTGTAGTTTTTGCAAGATCCCTTTGTTCTTTTACAACCTGCTCCTGCGCAATGTTAAATATCACAGAGGCAGTGATTTTATGCAGGTCCAGGTTTTCATGATAAGCTTTAATCATGATTGGGTCATTAGATAGGTGTGCTGCAATGCGCAACTCTAATTGAGAATAGTCGCCATACACAAAAACATGTCCAGGATCAGGTATGAAAAGCTGCTTAATGTTTCCAACAGACGGGAGGTTTTGCAAGTTTGGGTCACGAGATGCAAAGCGGCCTGTTGCAGTTCCTGTAAGGATAAAGCGTGATCTTATTCTCCCCCCATTTTGTCGTTCGAGCAGTCCTGTTAAATAGGTCGAAACTGTTTTTTGTGTTTCCCTATACTCTAACAATTTAGATACCCAGGGCAGTTGTCCCTTTAGGCCCTCTAGTACAGACGCATCCAGGGACAGATTTCCCTTGCCTGTTTTCTTGGTGGCTGGTGCTCCCCATGCCGTATAAATGAGCTCTTTCAGATGCGAAACAGAATCCCAATTAAATAGTACACGGGGGGTGGAACGTATCTTCTTGGTCTTACTCTGAGCCATTCTAAAATCGTGTTTACGCTGCGTTAGTTTCTGCTCAATTGCATCCACTTGGGTTTGGTTTGTAGCAATCAAATCCCTCTTTATATCTTCCAATCTATTTGTAAGTGTGCTTTGCTCTTGCAATAACTTAACAACATCCAGCCTAACCCCACGTTTGTACATATCTGCCAAAAGGGGTATTAGTGGCATTGACTCAGAAGCATAGTATTTCCAAGGTTCTCCAGGTATATTGTGTTTTTTGAGATATTCTTGCAACTCTCGGATCTTTCCACATAGTAGTTTAAATAAACAGAGTGTGTTAATTGCATCTTCTGCGGCATATTTAGTAAGAAGTTCTTCTGGTGCCCTAATAATGTCCTCTTTACTAAGGTTTTCTGCTTTAAGCCATGCGTACATTTCGTCGGCACCCAAAACCGAAGCCGGTCCTAAAAACTGCCTGGCCAGATCTTTTAGTTTGTAGGTGTCCCGATCTGCATCTAATGTGTGTGAGAGTGCTAGGGTATCATGCACAGACTTAGGCAAGTCATAGCCCTTAGCCGCTAAGAAGGTGTAATCAAATAGTGCGTTGTGGAATACTGGAACTAATTGGTGTTCTTTAACAAGCTTTAGCACACCATCAACATCCTTTGTGTAGTACCCCGTGAATTCATCTATTGCAAATGCAATACCATGGATCTCGTCTTTGTATGGATCAAGACCGGTGGTTTCAATATCTAGTGCAATGAATTTGCACACAGAGCCATTTTGAAGTGCCTCAATAGCTACAGCTCTGACTCTGTTAAGGTGTTTGTATGTTCTCATAATTGTGTGATATCCTCAAGAAGCCCTATATAAGCAAATCTCCTTCAACCTAGATATCTGAATTAATTATCTTTGCTTTCATTTTCCATCCTTCCATTTTATCCAAGCCATGCAAATTGCAATAGGAGCTGTTCTACTTGCAAAACCAGAGCCATTTTCTCCTACCCAACAAGTCCAGCAATTCTCTCCTTCTGTCTTTACAATTTTAGATTGTATGGGCATCTCCTCAAACAACTCCCAAGCATCAGCGATGTTTCCAGCCCAATTTTTCCAGCCAAGCTCTGTCAAAACTGCGCTAGTGTTTGGTCCTGAAAGAACGCCTATGGTTTTCTGCTCAAGGTTAAGTAGGCCACAAATTTTTCTGTTTATTTCAAGGTTTGACATACTTTCCTTTCAGCTTTTGCGATTAAAGCTTT